AGACCCCTTCAAAATGAGGTCAGCAATCTGATCTGGCGTGACACTGGCTGCCGGTGCTTGCTCGACAGGTGTAGCATCTTGCACTACTTCGGCCAACTGTTCCGGCAGGGTATGCTCAGTTTTTTTTGCTGTAGGCATACGTTTTGCCATTTGTATTCTCTTTCGTTAAAACGTGCGACGATGGGCTGGAGGTATCACATCGTGGAAACCCACCGCCACACGAAAAGTGAACTGCTTACGTTGCAACGCCGGTTAAATTTACACCGACATGGCCTGTATCATCTGACAACATGGTGCTGTAACCAACCACTATTTCTGTGGAATCGGTATCTGCCGCATGAACTGCACCAGCTACACCATCAGAACCAGCAACCATTACCCCATATGCTATGGCCCCATCTGATAAAACCGTAGCAACACCGGCTGTTTGAATCCACCCGTAATAACCAGACGTAAATGATCGTGCCGTTACCCCAGCAACAGTACAATCAACCTTTGCGCTATCCGTAAAATCTGTAGCTCGAACTTGGTTATACAGGTTGCCAGTAACAGCCACATCTGTAGCTGTAGTTACCGCAACAACCAACCCGTCATACAAGGTGAATGTTACAGCGTTGCTACTGGCCGCTGTGTTACTTTTAATGCGATACTGGTAACCTTCACCGGCATCGTCTGTGATATGCAAGTATCCACCGGCATACTGATTTGCAGTAGCACTACCAACCGTTCCGCTATCGGTATAAATAACTTCTGTATCACCGATTGCTGCGGCAGTAAGTTTTCCATCCTGTTCTGTTATAGACGTAGCAGAAACATCTTGCGATACCAGTATTCCGGCGTTACATGCGGCTGCAAAACTGGAATAACGAAATACTCTACCGTCCTCAAACTCACGCTTGGTTCCGATTGGATATTCCTGTGTTGACGACTCTTCATAGATTCCTTGTGGCGAACCACCGGTTGCACCGGCAATCAACCCTAACGACTCTGTTGTTGCATTGTTATAACCTGTACCTAAGTCTTGCGCTCCACTTGGCATTTCTATTTCTCCTTAGCCTTTTTGCTTGGCTCAAAAGGCTCATTGGCTTGAACCTTGGAATTGTTTATGCAGTAAAGTTGTGTATAACACCTTGACGGCGACGATTGTTGGTAACGACTTGCAAACCCACTGTGATAAAAGCAACCTTTGCGAGTTGGTTTGCATTTTCTCGGAATGGAGTTTTACTAAAGTTCATTCCAGCTTGCATGTGTAACTTCAAGTAGTTTGTATTGAAGAAATACATCTTTGTATTAGCGCAATCACGGTCATACTGCACCGGTATGCCTCTGAACGAAGGCAAGCGGCCGTCTACGCCCGGTGCATCTTTTCCTGATAGGCGCTGATAGCCTGTACCTTCAAAAATTTCTTCAAAATCTGCATATAAATTTGACGCGGTAAAAATATGTGTAGGCTGTTCATTTCCTTCGGAAACAGCGTTCCACAATTCAGACATTTTTAACATACCACTGTAAAAGTTAGTATCTACAACCGCTTTAAAAGCTGCGCCAGAATTTACCTGCTTGTTTTGCCACCAGCTATTACCAGACACCGTGATACCGCCCAACGTAGTTGGAGTCGTTCCCGGTGCATCAGCAATAACGTCTTGGAAACCTAACGGAGCTTTACCGGTCTGAGCAGAATACAACGAAGAGTTAATCTGATCGCGCAAGGTCAACATACTCTGACGAGTCTTTGCTTCCAAAAGCGACATCGCTGCTTCGCGCTTACGGTTCTCTTGCTCTTCGGTAAAGTTGATGGTAATAGGCACTGCGGCGTATCTAAACGGATAAAACGCAGCCGTGATTCCATCGACCGCATCTGTGTTCAGTACGTCGTAGCCTGAGAAATATTGCGCTGAGTTACCGGCATACAAAATATCTGCCTGTATCTCTTTGCCACCGTTGTCGGTGACCAATGCTCCACCGGAGCGAAACATGTCTAAAGTTGGGTATGCGTCAAAGAAGTTATCGGTTAATTCTTTGCGCTTGGCCCGCATCGTAAGCGTCCAGGCTGCATCCCAATTTTCTGAAGTTGTCGTTGCTGCCATTTTTTATTCGTCCTTATTCAAAGCCTAACTTGGAAAGACCCGACATCACATCGGAGTCACTAAGTGGGCCGTCACCTTCCGTTGCATCTACACCTTGCGTTCCACGCACTGCACGTTTTGAGGACTTACGTGCTGACGTATCGCTGTTACGCAGATCGGCTGCTCTGTTAGCCGTAATACCTGCGTGTAGCTCATACGCCTCTTTAACCGTATACGGGTTACCCGTAGTTGGGTTATTGATCTTGGTCGTAGCAACAATCTGATCGGTATACGCATCTAAATCATTGCCATACACTTCTCGCGCCTCACCTACTTGCGTGGCGATATGCGCGGTCTGCTGACCCTGCACGTACTGGTTGGCCGTAGCCAACTGTTGCTGTAACTGCTGCACCTGACTGTTCAAATCGTTTACTGCATTGCCAACCCTATGTTGAATGATCTGCTCGACGGCATCTACGCCTCGCGCTTCATCTTCCGTAAGGTTGGCTCTCATTGCATCAACCGGATCTTGTTGCTGCTGTTGGGGTGTAACAAGGGTTTGCACCCTGTTGGCCCATTCGCCCTGTTGTGCTTCGATCTGTCGGCGCTGCTCTGCTAAGTCCTGTTGCGTACGCGTGAACTGCGCTTGCATGTTTTTTGCCAACGGAACTAACGGCTGATACTGCTCCGGCACATCGTCTGCGTTACCGCGTAACCAATCGTGCCGTTCCGGGTCAAAATCTGACTGTGCATCAGAGTGTCCAGATGTTTCCGACTGTGCTTCATTGGGTGTGTCATCTGCGAAAAGTTCAAGTGATGATTCAGTTGACTCTGCGTTAGATGAACCCTCTGAAGGTGACGTGTCTTCTCCACCGGAGTCCAAAGCTAGTACTGATTCGGACATCTATTGTTCTCCTTCGTTGTATCTCTTCTCTGCCAGAGCCACTGCTTCTTCGGGTGTGTTTCCAAAAGAAGGCGTTGGGGTGTCTGACGGTTTTGAGTCCGTTACATCGGAGGTTATGTGACAGGTCGAACCGCCCACACGGTCAGCACTCTCTGTCACGTTGTATTTTTTTAACAATTCCTGTTTGTGGCTGTAAGACTCTACGACCTGACCAAAGCCAGCGTGAAACTTTCCATACATATTGCTGTGTGAGTTATGTATGAAGTTGCTCTTGATAAACAACATGGCTGCACGTTTGTCGCACTGATCGCATTTTATCGTGCGCCTGATCTTGCTTGAGTCGTTGGCTACGTCAATCTGACGATGCCCGTCTTCGCATTCGTAATCGTGAAATACCAGCATTATCCTTGACCCGGTGCGTTCTGTACGGCCTGACTAACCTCTTGTGCCTGACTGCGTACGAGTGATAAAATGTTTCCTTCCGCTACTCCGGCATTTGTTCCACCTCCACCGGCGGCTTGCGGTGCCTGACCTTGCGCCATCTGATTTAGCATCTGCTGATGTTGCTGTATATGGTTTTGCACCACACCCATAACCTGTTGCTGTTGTTGTGGCAGTAGTTGCTGGAACTGTGGCAACTGCTGTATCTGTTGGTGGATCTGTATGTGCATCTGATGATTCTCGTTTGGCGTGACACCCGGATCGCCACCGTTAATCAGGTAGGCTACGTTCTCCAGTTGTGCCGCTTTTAACGTGTCACCGTCTTCTGCATCACCTAAATACTTGTCAGGGTCTTGCACACGGAACGATGAAAGCAATGACTTGATCGCTTCGATGCGGTTTATCTCCGGCAAGTTAATCGTCATGTTAAACAGTTGCAGTGCATCCTGACGTTCCAACTGTTCGGTCAACGGCTGCATACTACCGGCTTCGATGTCGATCTTGTAACGTATGCGTAACAGATCAGCGGTCACTGCTTCGTATACCGGATCTTCGGTATCTCTGGCTACGTTGACTAAGAAGTCATCGGGTAAATAGCGCTCATCGGCCATCATACGCAGCGAGTTGCGAACAACAGCACGGTAGCAATCGGCTACGCGCAACTGCATCCACTCGCGGTTGACCTGAGCAAAACTTGCAGACAAGCTGGCCTGTGTAGCCGTAACCTTCGGCCCACCGCCCATCGCCATCTGCGATACGTTTAAACTTTGTTCCTCGTAACTTTGTGCATCCGACTCCAGACCTAACTGATCCGGTGGAGGGTTGCCAAAGTTCATCTCGCGCATCGAAGTGCTTGGATCTTCCACCCAGATGATCTCACCGTCACGACCGCCCTCTAAGGTGTCGCCGATGTCCTGATTGGCTTCGCGTTCACGGCGCGACGCTAAAACCACACGCTGGAACCGTTTTAACAAATCGGCTCTGCGTGATACGGACTCAACAATGAGCGACTGTGTATCCTCGACATACGCCATTGGCGGTTCGCCATAGAACGAGCGTTCGGTCTGGTCAAACCGCAGTGCGTGGTATGGAAAGCCACCGTCCATCAGGTAGCCACCAGCCGGTTCAAACTCACCGGTCATACGTTCTTCGCCGGTAAACGGATCGGTTTCGGTAATAGGGTTCATTGCCAGAAACGGATGATCGACTTCCTCAATCGGATCAGTCACCCCTTCGGCAAACGTGATGCGCTTTTTATGCAGACGGTCATGGATTTCATACAGGCAAACCATCTGACCCTGCTTGGAATGCTGCACCGCGTCATACTCGTCAGAGTGTTCCGCATCTTGCATGTCATAAATAAAAGCGTCGGCCTGATCTTCATCGGACATCGCCTCTATCTGCCTACGGTTCACAAACCGGTCGTCCTCTTTCACAAACTCTAAAGGCACCATCATCTTTTCGATGATATACCGTGCGCCTGACAATTTGTGCGGTGGACATAACGGATCGACGTAGACGTTAAACGGCGACACCCGATGCACATACGGAAAGTCGTTTTCAGCAGCATCGTTAATCGTGTATGGTGCAACAATGTCGTCATCACCCGGTGGGTTGTATCCAAACTTTAACCAACCCACACTACAAAACAACGCATCAAAAATGACCTGTTGCACTTCGCGTTTAGCATCCATCTGCTCTAACGCAGCATTGGCTACACGCTCCAGTATCTCCGCAGCAAACTCTCTACCCGGTTCTTCGACCTTGAAAAACACATGCGGATAGTTAAAAGAGACACTGGCTATGATCTGACGCGCCAATGGATACATGCGACTGATCTTGACGATCTTATCCTCGTCCAGACCAGGCACATCAAAGTCGAGTTCGTAAGTCTTTAAGAGTCTACGCCACGTCTTGTGGCGCGTCTTCATGTACTTACGACCGTCTTCGATGGCTCCACGCCAGTATTCGATCTGCCGTTGTTTCAAACTATTTGCCTTTGCCGACCTTCTTCAAGTTGTCCGACCCTGCCGGTTTCGCTTTTACGCGAGTGCCTTTTTTACTGCGGTTCGGCTTGGTCGTTGTTGGTGTACCGTTAAAACCCTTCATAGCAATTTCTCCTGTTATGCCAGTGCGTAACGCCCTTTGCGCGTACCCCAGCCTTGTTCCATCATGTCAATGACTTCTTGTCCGGTGCCTTCATACGGCTGCTCTTCTTCCGGCTTGTGCGGTCGATATACGTGCATCATTGCATAGCGCAATTCATCTGCTGCGTGATCTTCTGCGTGGGTGTCCAGATCCTCCGGATTCTTGTTGCTTCGTGGCAACGCCGGCATGGTTCGCATCAGTGCATCGTTCCATCCGTTAAAGCAGAAAAAGCGCTCTTTAATCAGCGCGTCGTTAATCACACGCCATCCGGTGATACGGTCGTTGGATGCTCTGGTTAAAAACAATCCGCGCTCTGCAAACACATCTGCCGGTGAATGAGAAATAGCAGCCGACAAACGGCGCTTGGTAAACATCGAAGGATCGCAATAGATGGTTTGTGGGTAGCGTCCATCCGTAAACGGACAACTCTCAATCATCTTGCAAATGTTGTCTGCATGTTGCGATGCGCTGGCGTTGTCTTGGTAATACTCTGCGATGCGATAGACGTTGCCATCGTAGTCCACCGTGTATAGGCCAAAAGAAGTGGGTGCAGCTTCACCGTAATCCATAGCGCCAAACAGCGGCCAGTGTTCGGGTATTTCGTAACTGTTAACGGCAATCTTCTTTTCGTTCCAGTTGGTGAAATATTGGCCGACAAACGCATCCCAATCGCCTTCCAGCCATGCCTTTACCAAATGCTCGTCGCCTACACTTTTCAAACGGTTGATGTAGTGCGGATCGCGGTCTAACAAAATCTTGTTGTCTGTAACCAGACTGCGGATATACATACGGTTCATACCGTCTTCACCCTCAATCACCGTGCCTTCCGGTGCAGGGTCAATAAAGTATTTTTTGATATTCTGGTGATTTGGCCCACCGGGGTTACCGCTACTGACAATCTTCTTGTCCGGCACATCGGCACTACCGGAACGCAAACACGCCTTAATCTTGTGATAGGCTTTTAAGTCACTCCAGCTACCTAACTCATCAAAAGCAACAAACGTAAAAGCCATACCCTGATAATGGTCTGCATCGGCCTCGTTTTCTATGTGTCTGAGCTTGAGTGTAGCTCCGTTTGGAAACTGCCATGTATGCGTTCCGACCTTGTATTCAGCATCCGGATAGAAATCTCGATACATTTTGCGCGTTTGATCTACAATTTCGTCCAACTCCGGGTAGGTTCGCCTAAACAACACGCCTTTCCAGTGTTCACCGTACTTTTCCACACCCATCAGGAACATGTAGCACAATGTCCACGACTTACCGCCACCTCGACCGCCTCCGTAGAAAATTTCATCTACAAAATTGGCACGTATGGCCTTTTCTTGTGGGCCGGGTTGCGGTTGCCAGTTCATTTTGCCTTGACCTTGACTTTTTTCGGCTTTTCAACCGGAACACTACGCCAATCTTTGTTTTCACGGTGCAGACCGCCCCAATTATCCACAATCTTGGGCGCACGACTATCGGTTGGATAGATTTTTGGCCGATAGGTCTGCTCTTCAAGTATCATGCCACTGTTTCCTCAACTGTGTATTGCGCTTCCACCATCTGCTCGTTCTGTTTCAGCCATTCCTCGTAACTTTCCGCTACCGGAGGTGCGTTTAACGGTCTAACTTCCACCGTATGCTCGACCTGTAGACGGTTATCGCCCACTTCTTCACGAATCTCTTTCAACACTTTCAACTTCAGCGCTACACGCTTGTCGTCGATCTTGTTGTAAATCTCTTCCAGAGCCAAAACCCGGTTCTTTCGCCAGGCCAACGGCACCTCATCGAAATTCTTGCGATCTCGCTCCAGTGCCTCTTGCAGTGCTTCCTTGAACTCCGGCTTTTTGCGCCATGCAGCCACTGTAGACCGATTCACATCCAGTGTTTTGGCTACTTTCTCTCCGCATTTATCCGGATTCCACCGATCCAGCACGATCAACTGCACTGCCTGTTGCTGTAGTTCGCTTAACGCCATCAGTAACTCCACAATGCCGGACGCGGTACATGGAACCCGTCACCCGACCCGATAACGTCTAGATGCAAAAACCTGTTTGATCCGGACTGCTGAACCCCGATACCCGTAAACCCCAGCTTCACCGCTGCAAAAAGCACCTGATAGGCAAACGCCCTCTCACATGCTACATCCACCGCCTTGCCGGAGGTGTGTGAACCGGTTGGCCTACCGTCTGCCAACTTTGCCGCTTCAATCGGATGATCGGGTGACCGATACCCCGACGTAATCGTCAACGGCTTACCCACTGCCTCTCGCAACTTCTGCAACTTATCCATCAAATCCTCATCCACCCGGCACATACCCGTTGCCGAACATTTCATCTCGTCAAACGAGAAGTTCGGCCAGCGGTTTGAAGGCCATTCGGCCTGATGGTAATCTCTTTGCATGATGCAAAAATACCGAAGTAGAAATCGCACAAGAGATACAGTTGTGCAGTATATGCACTTTTTTTTAAAAAATTTTCAGAGAAATAAAAAAAAATTTGACAAACCGTTTTCACGGAGTTATGGTTGGGGGGGTAAGGGGGGGCAAACCGGTTAAACACGTCAAACGTCACAATGTGTACACGGTGTACCCAGTGTAATCAGTGTACCCAGTTATAACCGGTGTACCCAGTGTACCCTACGCTGACAAAACGTGTACCCCACCCAACCACCCATGGCAAATAAGAAAAGTGTCACATCTTAACCCAATCACCCGATAACACGGTGACACAGTGTACCCAGTGTACACACCTCCACAACATTCGCTCACGATACAAGCTCGCCCACGTCCAGCGTCACCATTTCGGGCATAGTCACCTCGTCACGTATGGACAAATTATGGTGCTGAGATGGACACGCATATGGACGGGTATATACGGGTTCGTGTGCTTTTGACGGCACCCCCGGTCGCTTCGCCTCGACCACTGGCCACAACCGAAAACGAACACAAACACAAACCAAAACCAACACAAAAACAACCGGCCATATTGCCAGTTATAGACGCTTAGACGCTTACCAGGTTAGACTATAGACAAGCGTAGTCTTGGCATGTTGTCGCATTCTGTGCGCTATTATGAACGCATTGAAATTGATTGATTGTGTTGGATTGAATTGCGACTTCAAGTGTAAGCGTTGATGACTCTCAAGCGTTAACTGTTCCGTCAATCGTCAAGCGTCCACTATTCGCAATACGTCGCCGACAATGCACAAAAATAGACCCGTCAAGCGTCAATGCCTAACGGGTCTAAACTTTGTAGCTCTGTAACTCTTTAAGCGTCTATGTAGGCCCTTGTCTTTGCTTTGGTGTCCATGCTCTCACAAGTTACCACATAGGCCCGACAAACTGAGTCAATACGCTCTCCTTGTCTTGTGTAAAAATAGGGCCTTTCGCTATGTGTTTTGGGGTTATAAGTCACTTCAATAAATCGGCTATTGTTGGCGAAAGTATCCGCGTCAATGCTTGCCAAGTTTTCGACGTTACCTTTCAGTCTTGCTCCTACTTCTCTGTGTCCTTTCGTGACAATTCGTTTATGTGTTGCGGCCGATACAACAAATTGACAATCAACAAGCGTCAAAACTGTATTAGTCAACTGTTGCGTCTTTTCTCCTTTAGGCACTACAGACAAACAACCCTTGTTAAGGTTTCCATGTGCGCTAATTTGTTGACCAATCATTACGCCAACTCGGCTTTTTTCATAGCTTCGTAAACTCTCTTGTCATATGCTCTTTTGTTTTCAGCGTCAACAGTTCCAATATATCCTTGCGTCTCTGATATCCATTCTTGCGCCACATTTTCCAATACACCAAACAATGCCAACTGCACAAGTTTAATCAATGACCTTGACTCTTCGTCATTTACTTCTACCCATTCAGGCAACTCTAACTCGTGAGCATAGTCTGTGCCGAATACTTCGCGTAATTCTTGATATGTTTTGTAAGCTACTGTATCGTCAATTAATTGGTGTAGTCTTCCGTCATACTCTAAGTCTTCAAATATTGTCTGCGCTCCTGAATGTGGTTCAAATGTCTTCAACTCTTCTTCGACTAAGTCATGTAAACTTTTGCGAAATTCTTTTTTGACTGCTTGTAAATCTGCCATTGTGGCCTCCTTTAGGTTAATAGATGCCCCTAATATACTATACTGAGTATATATGTCAAGAAAATAATTTTTATATATATTTCTCTCTCTTTTTGCTTGCCGATCTCGTCGCCAAAAATTGACCAACAAAGCTGCAACAAAACCAAACACCGACAAGCGTCAACAATGCCGAAAACTTGACAAAACTTGTCAACAATTCGCCACAAATCCAAAATATAAAATCAATTACAGATAAATAGATTGATGCCAACAAGATTAGATTAAGATTGGATTAGATCGAAACCGATTGTGATTAGATTAGATTGTGATTGGATTGCGTCCAGTAAGATTATGATTGGATTAGATTACTGGCCTTGATTCGATTGCGCTTGACACAAAACAATACTGAGTATATATTACTTGTATCTATTAATCTAAGCCGAAAGGACGGCCAGTATGTCACGAAGACAAGTAGAACAGATTGAGCAAGATCTACTCGCTGTAGATTGCAAATATTTGCCATCAACATTTGGAGCAAACAAACCAGTATTAGATGACGGAAATTGCTCCAGAGATCCAGAACAGATTGATTGGGCAACAAACGGAAAACTTGCAGTGCGTAGATCAGTTGCGAAGAAGGGCAAAAAGCAATTAGTAACTCCGAATTACAAAGAGATTGCAAACGAACTTATTGAACAAGCAATATCGGACGCGATTAGCGGAGAACGTCACCTAATTGCATCGCATGTAGCCAGAGAGAGTAGCAAGATTAAGCACACAGTGATTGACGCGAAATTGCACGTTGTGTTAGACAATGGCGATAAGGTTAATTTCGACGGTAAGCGTTGTGCTTACATTGTATCACAAACTAATCCAACAAAATTAGACGTTGTTAAAAACGACTACCCATATGCACTGGTAGCCTATGACAACAACGATACCCCGGTAGCTATGTTGTTAGCCTTGCGAGGTGACAATGACTAATCCGATCAAGCACCCATTACCCTATCGTAGTCGAACAGATGCGAACCAGTTGATTGCCGAATTGATTGCCGACGATCAACAAAACGATTGCACTTACATCGCTCACCCCATACAACCTGGTAGCCGGTATTACGTCGTGATTGCCTATGACGATACTGGACGCTATCGCGGATCAATCAGATAAGGAGATTATCATGCCAGATAAATATCGTAGGCCATTAATCGACTCGTATCAGATTGCCGGAGTGCTTAAACAGTTCAGCATTGCGCTAAAAGCAGATGGATTAGCACCAAAAGATTACACCGGTATAACGGAGGCATTCATTGCCAATTTGTTTGCTGAGGAATTGAAAAAAGCCGATCCAGAATTTGACGCGGAATCATTCATTAGAGACATACAAGAATAATTTTAGGAATCCCACACTTTTCATTATAATTTTAACAGTTAAACAAACGGAGGAATCACAATGGTATCAGCAAACGGTAATAACGAGATACAAAAACCAGAAGACGTGAAGTATAGCAGCCGCAAAACCGACATCAAATATGAAGACGACCATTTCAACGACGGATTAGGGTCGGAAGATCCGTCAACTGATACCAATCTACAAGTCAACACGTTTTACTTTTCTCCAAGAGGTGTAGAGCGAATTGATTTACACATGTCCAGTATGGGCAAATTTCACGATCTTGTGAAACAGATTGAGGAATACCACGACGACGAAGAATCACTTCGTATGCGCTATGATTGGACTTCTACATTTACGCTTAGTTTAGAGGACGCGAAACAATTAGTCGAAGATCTACAGAAAACCATAATCGTAGCCGAAACAGCTACAGCAGAGTATCGCGCCTATCAGTCGGCCAAGTGGAAAGCTGAACGTGCTGAACGTGCAAAAAACGAGGCCGACAATGACTAACATTGCTGTTTTGCCTCACCCGTCCGCTGATTTGCTTGAACCATTCCTGGAATCGCAACTGGCCCCATCTACCCGTCAAGCGTATCGTGCCGATTTGATTGCCTTTTTTGGCACTACGCTTGTCACGGTGGATCAGGTTACTGGTGTAGCTGTAGAGGACGTTGAGCAGTTTCGTAACGATTTGATTGCAAATGATGCCAAGAATACAACCGTCAACCGTAAGCTAACATCACTACGCGGTTTCTATAGGCGTATGGTAGCCAAAGGCATTGTCAAAAAGAATCCGGCAGATCCAGCGTTAGTCAAGAATATGAAAGTGTCGGATAGTTCAGTAGGCAAAGCGATTGCGACCAAACATATTAATGCTATGTTGCGCCTGGCTCAATCGAACAAAAACGAGCTGATGGCCAAGCGTGACCACGCATTGATGCTGGTGCTACTCTATGCCGGATTACGTCGTGCGGAGGCGACAAGATTGCGTTGGTCGCATATACGCGAAGAGGGTTCGCATTTGATTGCAGTATTGCCTAATACTAAGTCAGGCATGGAGCAACACGTCAAATTATCGCCCGTGATTGTTAAAGCATTGCAAGCCCTACGGCAAGCGTATCAGGATCAATTTGATTACGTGTTCGTTTCTCTATCCACGCTCAACTACGGCCGATCTATGCGCCCTGCTACCGTAACAGATATTGTTAAAGGATACGGCAAGCAAGTTGGTATCGACATATCCGCGCACTCGTTTCGCCATACGTGTTGCACGTTAGCGTTTGAAGGCGGAGCGCAACCGCAAAAGGTGCAAGGACATTTACGTCATGCGGATCTCAAGACTACGCTTAGATACTATCAGGATCGTGATTCGCTTGACGATAATGCAACCGATTACATTACGACCGGAGACAACGATGAGTGAGGAACTAACACCGGGTAAACGCATTAAAGAGGTGCGAAAAGAATTAGGAATAACGCAAGTTCAGTTTGCCGAAACATTAGGCGTTACGCCAGCCATTGTAAACCGGTGGGAGTCTGGCAAACAGGAACCGTCGGAAACGATTGTAAAGTTTGTCGATTTGATTGCAACCTTGAAGCCTGGCCGTGATTGGGTTAGATTACATGTGCCCAAAGCTACTGGCTAACGCCATAGGCTTCAGGTTAATAGATAAGCAGTCGCTGATCGGATAGACCGGTTGGCGGCTGTTTTTTTGTATATCATGTAACGACATTGTATATACATTGCTATACGTTTGCCAGTTGGCAATTAATTTTATCAAACTTTTTTGCAACCAACAAACAACAATATGGGTTCATTTTCGCACCTGTTAAGTTGGTCATTTGTTCACCCTTGAATAACAATACCCCTATATAAATAGCGTTTTAATTACATAGTCGTCATATTTTGCACTGTTTTTGATTAGCAAAATGAACACATAAATGGGTTTGTTTGAGATTTGCACTATCTTTTGTGCATTGCTATAATACTCACCCCCACAGGAGAATTTGATTATGGACGTGAGTAAAGCAGTGCAGAAAAACATACCGATATTACTGGCCCGAACGTCAATGTCTCAGGCCACACTTGCAACAAAATCCAACGTATCGAAAGCGTCCATACAGCGAATTATGAACGGCGAAGTCTCACCCACACTGCATACGCTGCAACAACTCGCCAGTGGGTTTGGTGTGCCTCCGGCAACGCTGATAGAGGCTGGCCTTGATCGGAAATCATTGACAAGTGTCAAAAAAATAGACACGGCGATTTTTGACATTTATAGCAATTTGTACGATGGCCCGGAAACAATCAAAACAATCAATAAATATTTTGCCGACGATTACAAGCTGATCTATGGCGACCAGCCACTGGGCAGTCCTAATCGCGTAGGTTGTACCCTTGCAGAAGAACTGGAATCCAATAAAAACTTAAAATCAAAAAAAATGGTTTTGCTGGTGAAAAGCGCATGGCTTAGTGCAGACCAAGTTAACGTGTTTGTGGACATTGTAGACAATCACGCCGGCGATCCGGTTGCCGTCGGCCTGAACGCATCAGCGCACATACGGACTACAGCAATTATTGATAGCTGGTGCATGTTGCATTCGGTGCGTGAGATTTGCGACGGAGCGCCAGTAAAAATTAAAACCCGGACACTAAAATATATAGACACGATAATGAGCTAACATAAAAAAAGCCCACGCGGTGCTGTAACACCGTGTGAGCCGATTACAATCCACCTCACTCGCTAAAGAAAGTAGGAAAGTATGTTGTCAAATATGCTGAACGGCTGTGCAATAGTCAAATGGCTAAAGTTGCACGGCTACACAGTTGCCCTCACCCTCACATCCATTTACATCATCGCATTTGTCTTTGTGCCTTTCATCATGGAGGTCACAAAATGACGGAAATGCGAACCTTTCCACCCAAACTAATTTTTGATTCTAAAGTTGTTGAAGTCACGCAAGGCAAAGACAACCGGGGCGAACCTACTACCCTACTGCCTGACGGAACGTCGCACGATCTGATTCTAAACTACGATACGCCACTGGAAAAAGCCGGTAAATACGGCCCTTACTTTATCTACAACATAGACCATCAGGGCGTAACCCACACCATGTTTTGTAATCCGCGCCAACATGAGGCGATCCAGAATGCCGGTGGACATCGTGGCTCTACGATTCATATTCAGTGCGACCGTGAGGAGTTCACTGGTAGAGACGGCACACAAAAATGGGCGCCGGTTTGGACGGTAACATGCACGGCTGCACCTAACACAACCGTAGATAGTTTTCTCGCATCCGAGCAAACCCAACAGGCTGCTCAACAAGCCACAGAACAACTCAAACCAACTAATACACCCCAACCACAAGCTGACCTGTTAGGGGGTGATCTATGAGCCTACCTGACGTTGGCTTTCGGCCTGACACGCCTACTGCTCTAACCATCATCGACTGCGCTGTTTGGCCGTATACCGTGCAAGCCGGAACAACCCAAGCCAAGTTCAAGACGGATGCCCATTCTGCAATCTTAAAAGAGCTACAGCCGATGTCGATTGCTCAAGGCGATACGATCCAGGTCACGGCCAGTAAACGAACAGACGGTAGCGTAGCGTTTGCGGTAGAAATGATTGCACGGCATCGACCGGAACCAAACACTGAAGAACATGCCGAATGGAAATTTGAAGGCATAGTGATGATGATGCGCCGTTGTATTGCCTCTGCGATTACTAACTGCAAGGCGAACAACTTGGAGCCTACGTCCGAACTGGTCGGGCCGATGGCTACGTCCATGTTTATCCAATGCTGCAAAAGTTTCGATGTGAATTATCTGATCGGCGATCCGGATGACCTACCATTCTAAGCTCGTTATCAGAGGAGCCATGCCCAATCTCAACACGGTGATAGCTGCAACCAAACGGCACTGGTCGCACTACTCCAAAGAGAAAAAGCGTTGGACTCAGATGGTGCGCGTTGAGGCGTTGGCACAAAAGCTCACACCAATCACGCAACCCGTGTGGGTTCGCTCAGAATATTACTCAAAAAACAGACGTGCTGATCCGGACGGTATTCGCATAGCAGCAAAATACATTTTGGACGGATTGGTCGAAGCACAAGTTTTACCCGATGACTCGCAAAAATGGATCATCGGTTTTGTGGATCGGTTTGACGTGGACAAAAACGACCCACGAATCGAAGTCGAGTTAATGCCGGAGCCGGATGGCTTATGAGCAACCAGTTGTTGGTCGAGAAAACAGACGGCTACCTACTCAATGTCTACGCAGATCAAATCGTGGACGTTGTGCCGTCTGCTGAACCCGACCGGCAACCGTGCGCCATCGTAATGCGTTACGGTGATCCGGTTTTGTTATCGGAAGAAACAAACGTGATACAAATCATTGAATGGTGGATAGAAAATTTGGAAGAGTCACGAACACGCGACACACCAATGGGGCGCGTGGAGCGTATGGGGGCCGGGTCGTCCGGCTGCGCTTAGTGACTTAGGGGTAGGCTGGAACTAACCCCTCTGGCCTACCCCGTCTAATACAAAAATGGAGGTAGTAATGGAAGAGTATACAGCAACAACACTGGAACGAGCCAGACACGTCCTTAAAAAGTTTCCACTATCAGACGGTGCTAAAATGGCAATAGGTAAAGACCTGGAATACGGCTATACATGGGCTGCGCTTAATCAAAACAAACGCGCACTCACCGCAGAATTACCGCCACGTAAACCGGGCGTGTTTACCGTTTTCAGTTTAGAAGGTCATACCTTAAATCTCACCGGCAAAGCCCTCAAACAAATGATTGAAAATGCCAGAACCAGACACCGAAACACCCAGGCCCGTATTAACGCTCACGCAACACGCTCAACTTACTTTACAAAAAATGATCCAAGAAAAATCGCGCACGATACCGCCCGCGCAAAACGTGAGCAACGAGACTACGAGGCTGGCATTAGAAATACTTTCAGAATTGCTGGATGGGGCGACGCTGAGTTCACCTTTTTTAATGAAAGCGATTATCGAACTGATCGAAGAAGAGGTGACGTGGCTGAAACGCCAGACGATACAGCACCAGTGGTACGAAGAGAACAAACCGCAACCGGCAGTGCGATACGAAACACGGGGGCCGGAACCACTGGAGCTATCGACTCCGGTCTATCGGAGACTGAAAGAAGTGGGCCTCAGTTACAGCCACGAAACGAAAATGTGGTCTGGGTGGCAGACGGACGAGATGGTCATCACCGCAAACGAATTGTTGTCCGTGCAGGGCAAGCTGATTTAACGGGTGAGCTATGAAACAGCGCAAGTATGGTTGGGCAGATAAAGCTGCTCCGTATAAAAGCTGGCGCTACCAGTGGAACGTATCGGGTGTCCATGATGTAGACCAGATCGAATGGCGTGGTGACTACCCTGTTGCAGTGCTCGAGTTGACGACAAATCCAATCATTAATCAGGCCGTGAAAGACCGGGTAGCGCATCGGTTATGGTATCAGTTCTCTGGTCGCAAACTACGCCATGTAGCAAAGGCATTAGGCGTTCCATTCTACATCGTCCTCATGGATTTCAACGTGGAGAAAATAAGCGTATGCCATCAAACAAGTCCGGACGCAAACTGGGCCGATATGCCAAGAGATGTATACCGGCACTGGCTATCCTCGTTGGAGCCATCGCCATCTATAAAAAATTTAAACGCAATAGAAACTACGAACAGCCCATAGGATTATGACGGCCTACTACAACGAAAACGATAAACAAACTTGTGCTTGGTTGCGAGAACTGATTAAACAGGATCTGATCGCACCGGGTGACGTAGACGAGAGAGACATTAGAGATGTTAGATCAAATGAACTTATTCAATTTAAACAAATTCACCTCTTCGCCGGCATCGGGGTCTGGAGCTACGCACTCCGAAACGCCGGATGGCCGGACGATAGACCCGTCCTCACCGGAAGTTGTCCATGCCAGCCATTCTCATCAGCCGGCAAAAAAGACGGAACAAAAGACAAGCGACACCTCTGGCCAGAAATGTATCGACTCATCGCCGGTTTACCAAAGAGCAAAAGACCGCCAACAATCTTTGGCGAACAGGTTGCACAAAAAGCTGGTCAGGCTTGGTTCGACACTCTACAAGCAGACCTGGCGCGAGAAAACTACGCCGCAGGGTTGGTCGTTTTTCCAGCTTGTAGCGTCGGCGCACCGCACCTCCGGCAAAGACTCTACTGGTTTGCAGACAACGTGGAACAGTCCAACCGCGATGGACGGCAACAGAGGGCCACATGCCATAACGATGGACGAAAACGGCAACGCCCAACGGATCAGCAAAACGACCGGTACAAAGTTTGGAATGACACTGGTGACGCAGAGCCAGCTGACGGCATGGAAAACACCAGTAGCCAACGACCAGACGGGCAGTCAATATGCGTACAAAAAAAACAAGGAAAAGATCCTAAAACTGCCGGGCGAGGCTCAACTGACGGGGTGGCCAACGTGCAATGCAAGCGAAACCTGCGAGAAATTGGAGACAGTAGAAAAACGGAAACAGAGACGCAAGAAAGAAGGCAAAAGCGGAGGGCTGATGAAACTTGGCACAACAGTCCAACTGACGGGGCCGGCCCGACTAACGGCTACTGGCGAAATGCAGATTGGATCTGGTGCAGAGATCAAAAATGGAGGCCAACTGAACCCGGCCTTGAGCCGCTGGTTGATCGGTCTGCCGCCAGAATGGTGCGACTCCGCGGTTACGGCAACGCCATCGTCGCGCCCCAGGCGCAAGCATTTATAGAATCTTATCTGGAGACCGAAAATGCATAACCTACCCATACTCGACACGAAACAAGTTTCCGAAATGTTTAGCATTCCAATGCGAACCATTAAATACTACACCGAATTGCAAATTGTAGAATTAGTAGACCAACATCCGGGCATAGGCAATACGCGCCGTTACAGCATATACAATTTGGTGAGCGTGTTACTGGCATGGCACTTGGACAATCTTGGTGTAAGCACACCGGCGATTGCAAAAAAAGCAGAGTTATTAAACCACGGTATTGCCCGATTCCTTAAGGAACCCTATCCATCGCGTTACATGTCGCTCTATGTTACGTCAGATGCGGAAATAAAAGTATCGTGGCACACCAGCACAAATTTTCCTTATACAACGTCCATACTGATCGATTTAGAAATGCTGCACGAAGACGTGGTGGACGCGCTTAATAAACAATCGGACATCCTATGCCAAATGAAATAATACTGGAGCATGAAATGGTAATTGTGGTTGAGGTGACCGCTCAAGTTTTAGGCGAGAACCGCGATGCCCGTTTTGACGAGCCGGGTGAGTGCCAGTTTAGCGGTGACATAAAAGTGGTATGGAACAACGAGGACATCACAACAAAACTTGATGAAGATGACATAGAAAAAATCCGAAACCACATAGACGGAGAAATTCAATATAGATCCGTTACAGAAATGGAGTAAAAATGGCAGGGGTAAACGGTCAACATATAAAGATGCTGATAAAACTTAATCGGAGACTAAATAAACGCCTAACGCTTACCTATCCTGATTTTGAAAAAGCAAAGAAAGAACTGCGTGACATTTTGCTCAGTGCTGCACGGGGTCATGCTGACTACGAGCAGTGGGTATTTAATGAATTGTTACAAGTAAGTAGAAATGAAAGAAAAGAATTAGAAAAAAACGGTAAACGTGCGCTTGTTGCACTCGACCAAACATTACAAAAGGACTAACAATGGATAAAAGACAATTTAGAGATACGCACAACACGCCCATCACTCCGGCGCAACAACGGGTGCTTGATGTCATACGGCGACACTTAGAGGAACACAATCGCACACCGACCATTAGGCAGATATGCGAAGAGCTTGGACTCAAGTCTACGTTCAGCGTATCCACCCAGATAAACCGTTTGCAGAAGAAGGGTCATCTGGCATACGGGCCAAGAGTCGCGCTAAGTGACCGTTATCGAACGGTTGTCCTGGAGAAGAGCGAGTGATCGACCACCTTGTGTATTATTCGGGTGGCGTGGGGTCGTGGGCAGCGGCACGGAGGTTATCTGTTCAGGGTCATGTAGACATACTAACCCTTCTATTTGCTGACACCTTAATCGAAGACGAGGATCTATACAGATTTTTAGACGAAAGCGTAGAAAACATTAAACAATATTGCGAAGTAGATTTCGTGCGAATCACCGAAGGGCGCGACGTTTGGCAAGTGTTTGAAGATGTAAAATATATCGGCAACTCACGCATTGACCCATGTTCAAGAATACTCAAACGTGAGTTTATGGATGCGTGGCGAGACGAACACTGCGACCCCAAACACACCGTGCTGTATTACGGCATAGACTGGACGGAACAGCACCGCTTAGACCGCGTGAAAGAACGAGTTGGTGACTGGTTCATACAAGCACCGATGTGTGAGGAACCGTTTTTAAACAAAGGTGACATGATCGACTGGTTGGCAAAAGAAGGCATCAAGCCACCACGCCTCTATGAGCTTGGCTTTCCACATAATAACTGTGGTGGGTTTTGCGTGAAAGCCGGACAAGCTCAGTTTCGTTTATTACTAAGGCACTTTCCAGAACGCTACAAGCAGCACGAAGAAAAAGAGCAAGAAGTAGCACGTAAGATCGGTAGCGAGAATGCCACCATTTTACGTGACCGTCGAAACAACAAAACAACCCCCCTATCATTACGCGCTTTTCGTGAGCGCATTGAAAAGCAGCCCGATCTGTTTGACCAGTTTGACTGGGGCGGATGCGGTTGCGCTTTGGAGTGATTATGACAGATAAAACAGACCAACTCAAGTTGCTGACCGTGCCGGAAGTGGCAGAGATGTTGTCGATTTCGGAAAGCCATGTATACGCATTAAAAGCAACGGGCAAATTAAAATTTATTAAAATTGGGCGCTCAACTCGCTACAAACGCACCGATATTGAACGATTCATAAACGAACGGATTGACCAGTTAGAATGACACGCATTAAGGAGATATTAAGGAGATAGCGCATATTTAAACCAAAACAACCACCTACGAATTGACGTAAGTGGTTGTTTTTTATGGTGAGCCCGGCGCGAATCGAACGCGCGACCAATTGATTAAAAGTCCGTACAAGGGCAATGTGACCAACACAACAAAAACAACGACTTACGTGTTTAATGCTTGTATAGTAGTGTTAAATGTAGTATATTGAACTACACAAAACTACACAAAACTATGCCAAATGAGCATTGCACTAAGGAGATATTAAGGAGATGAATAAACCAGCAAAACGATACCACGAAGGCAATGTTGCTTATTTCAAGCGCACTCAAAAAGGCGAAGGAAAATATTGGCATTGTCAGTATACAGACCGCGTTACTGGTAAACAAGTGTCACAAAGCCTACGGTGTACAACATTAAGAATGGCTCGTAAAAAAGCAAAAGAAATCAACGACGCTTTAGAAGGTGGCACACTTAAAAAAGTCAAAGAGGTAAAAAAAAACAGAGGCGTGACCTTTGCCCAAGTGACTGAAGAATACTTCAATGGCGAAACGCAAAACACGAAGAAGTTGCGTAAGCGTCGCCTTAAGGCCGTGACCGAAAAGAGTGCTGCTACGGTTAAAGGTGAGCAGTCATTTGCACGAACCATTTGCGCTGATTTTGGACACCAACCTGTAGCATCAATCACTGCATTGGACATCACAAAATGGTTGACCAAGATGTCGAAAAAAGGCGTAAGAGGGTTAGACGGTGGATGGACACCCAGCACCCGTAATCGCCATAAATCATTTTTCAGTTGTGTGTTACATTTGGCCGAAGAGAAAAACTACATCGCACGTTGGCCGATGGACGAGGTAGACCATGTAGATGAACTGGTCGATGAAAAGGATTTGCCCACTCAAACAAAGTTTGACCAGCTACTCGGGTATTTGCCCCCGTATGTTTCGCTGATAATGAGCCTGATGCGATATACCGGAATGCGGGCCGGTGAGCTACATAGCCTCGTATGGCGAGATATAGATTGGACGGAAAATGTTATCGTGATCCGACCAAGTAAAGAAAAAGCATCAAGGGGTCGTAAGATACCAATGAATGACTACGTAAGACCCACGCTCGACGACTTACGCGGTGGCAGTTCTTGGGTGAAAGAGAAAAGCGGTCACAAAGTGCCTACGATCTTTTGGCCGTCCGATGAAAACCTGGACGATCTAATCATACCGCCTATCAATATATATAACACGCTTAAACGTGCCGTCGGTCAACTTTTAGAAGATACTAAGCATCTCAAAGGCGAGGATCGGTGGACAATCAAAAAGGTCAATCGCCACATGATGCGACATCTGTTTGCTACCGATGGATCAGATAGGGGTATGCGTGATTCTGTCTTGATGGATATAGGTGGGTGGAACTCTATAACTATGTTACGTCGCTATCGCCACGAATCGGCCAAGCGTAATCAGGAAGAAATGCAACTGCTTAATGGCATTGCGAATAACCCAAAGCCAAAACTAAAAGCTACAAAACGAGCCTAACACAAGAGCCGCACCGGGCGTGGCAACACCCACACGAATCGCCACAAGAAGTTAAAGCCCGGCACGGCCATTTGTTATTTAGCGTGGGCATCTACATAGGCTTGACCCAGCACATACGCTGCGGCTACCAGAGCGATGGGCCATGTGACCTCAACGGCACCGGTTCCGGCTGCTGCTGTGATGGCAGCGGTTACGCCGAGTTTTCGGCTACCTAATTTTTCTTTCAAATCATTCAGAAGTTTCATCGTTTTCGCTTTCCGCACTGGCATCCTCTTGTAGGCTCTCCAGTGCCGTTATTGCGCCGCTTTGACGTTGTATCAGGGCGTTCAGTTCCGTGACTTTTGTTTGCGCCTCCTGGAGCATCTGGAGCGCTTCCTGACGGTTGTTTGTTAGCTCGTCGATTTTGTTTACAACAGCCGATTCGGTCATCTTCCTCTCCTGTGGGTTAGTTGAGTTTCTCTATCGTTTTTTTGCTGTCTTTTTGCTTGCACGAAATGCCTTTGCAGTAGGCGCACCTTTAGTGCCGGGTTTACGCATCTTCTCACCCGACCCACCGGCTATGCGCTTACGTTTGGCATGGATATTCGCGTATAGTCCTCGTTTAGCCATAGATCACCACTTCGTTTTATGCGACCAATAACGAGCCGACATTTTAGATGGTTTAGAGTCTTGAGCATTGTGTCTCGCGTAGTAGGATTTACGCCGTGCTTTTTGCTTTGCTGACGTAGGGTTTTTACCGGCCCCCCTGACACCTTGTTGCCCGAATCGAATGGTTTTGGTTTGACCGCCCGACTTAGCCACTACCACATGCGACTTGGTTTTGTGGTTAGGCGTTCGCTTGGGTTTGTTGTAGGCGCTGACCCCTGCTCTTGCAAGTTTCGGATCTCGTTTTGCTGGCATCAGCGACCGACCTTGCCCATTGCTTTTTTGTGAGCAGCAGTGAATGTTGATCCTGCTCTCATTGATTTCCGCATCTCAGCCATGTGTTTTGCGGTGTGATGTTTGGCATGTCTGCTCAGTGCATTTTGCTGCCGTGTCGTTAATTTTTTTGCTGGCATTAGCGACCTCGTTTTTTGCTCTTTGGCTTGGCTTTGTTTTTAGCTTTAGCAGCAGCTTTTTTACCTTTTGCAGTATATGGATATTTCTGACCTTTTACCATTGGCATGTTAGCCTCCTTTGTTAGATGTGCCTAAATCCAATTTGTCGAGTTGTCGTTCGATGCGTAACGATCCTAATTCGTTGTTTGCCACACTCAGTAACGTGCCACCTATGATGGCTCCAGCCTCGTCTGTCTCATACACGTAAAACGTGGTAGTCGTTATTGCTGTTTTGCTAATTCTTGCCGGTCTTCGATCACCGCCTACCTGTATCCAACATGTCTGATTCTCGTCATATTTACTGCCAAAAAACACCGCGCATCCGGCCAGTATATTCTCTATTGAGTTTTTCAAAAACAAGAGCGCAAACCCAACCACAAACAGCCAAGAATACTGTTCTATAAGCAGACCGATACCGGACTGTTCACTAAATCTTTGTAACGCTTCTGCGGCTTCTTTTTCCATTCTTTTTTGCCATTCGCGCCTTTGGTGAACGCTTGTCTTTAAGACGCTTTCGGTTCAACAATTTTTCTAACCACGACCAAAAGCGGTTCATTTTATTTGCTACCGTTGGTCGCCTTATAGACTTCAGCAAACGTGACCGTCATAAGCCATACAATAACCCCGTAGACCGCCTCATGGTTCCAAAACTCCATCCATTTTTTATCAGCACCGTTTCTCGCAAATGGAAAGCCGATGGTATGCCAGAGTTGATATAGGATGGTTACGCAAATCGTTGCACCGCCGGACCAGGCAGCGGCTTTCTTCGACTCGTCAGCGGCTTTTTGCCGTTTGGATAGTGTAACAATAGATCGCTTGGCGTGTTTGAGTTCGCCCTTCAATTCATCGCGGTCGTTGCGATATTCCTTGGCGACTATGTTTTCACTTGCCACCATTTTACGCAGATGTTCGATCTCTTTTACCGCCTCGACGTACAAACGCCGTTGCCGTTCTGCTGATGGTATTTGCTCAGGTGATGGATACTTGGCCGGACTCATAGCGTTTAGCTACCTAATGTGGGCTTTGTGCCTGATGGAAACTCGGAAGTTTCGGGCCATTGGCGAAGTGCTTGCCTATATAATAGATACGCATCACGCTGTGGATGGTCTGTCAAAGGCACAATAAAATCCGTAGCACCCAACTGTTTGTCACGCCACATCCGTGCGCGGTGCTCTAATTCGCGGTCTGTAGGATCTGGGGGTTCGACTAATTCGTACGATCCACCAGATGCCGTATATGTCTTACAAAAATCTTCGTCGGCTACGATTATATTTGTCGTATTATCTGGATACGTAATTCTGTAGTTTGGCATTATTTTATTGTCCTTTATAAGGTGATCGGAAACAGCATGACCGCTCCGTTTCCACCTGCGCCAGCGTACGCATCCATTGTGGTATCGTTGCTCGCGATTGCTCCTGATCCAGACCCCATGCAACCTTTCGACCCATAGATGTGCGTATAAGACGATTTATTGCCGTTTCCTCCGATAAAAGGACTCGGCATTGCAGAAAACTGAATCGCGCTTGTGGTGAAACCTTGCGGAAATAAGCCTTCACCTAAATGCTGCATTCCGGCCTGATATGTCAGCGGAGCATCATTATAATCGGTGCTGGAGATGTAGGCATTTTGATCGGATTGCAGATAAGTGAACAACTCTGGAAATGGCGTGAGCGAAACAGGTAATGGATACAAATAGTCTGTTGGCTTTGTTGGTTCTCGCGTTACTCCACCCCTGTCGTAATGGCTCAGGTTTCCGCCTACCGGATAACCATTGTCACCCGTGCCTGATTCTTCGGTTGGCGTAAGGCCCGTAGCCCACAGGCCCACGGCACCACCCCCAGTGCAACTCCGAGTCGATGTGGTAGTTCCACCTGATCCACCTGCCCAATTTGCGATATTGCCCGTCGATCCTGCTGCGCCACCTGCCCCACCTGAACCCCCAGCCCCTGAATGTATCGCCCCTGCTGCTCCACCATTTGCGGTCATGTCTGTTATGTCAGAACCAGAAAAACCAGAGTTAGCACCAGCGTTACCTGCCTGATGTGCATCGGACGTGTGACCTGCGCCACCAGCACCCACTGTCACCGTATATGTCACACTACTACTCAGTCGCAGTCTGGAAATTGCTGTGGCACCTGCACCTGCCCCAGTAGCAGAGTAATTCGCGTTTTCCGCTGATATTGCACCACTGCCACCACCTCCAATTACGTAGACTATGCACTCCATGGAAGTGGCTGGACTCCACGTAGTAGATTTCTGCCACAATATATTTGGAAATCCAGTGTCACCAGTTTTGCTGCCTAAAATTGCCATCCTATTTTATCCTTTAAAGTGTTGTCCAACCAATAGTCGAGTCCACATATACACACTGGACTGCTGCATCGGTGAATAAAGTGCCATCTTCTGCCTGTGAGTTTATCTTCTCTGAATTGCGCCCAACGGTTACTGTTGCTGCTCCAACATTTTTAATAGTCACCGTGTCACCTGCTGATGGTGACGATGGCAGGGTAATGGTGAATGCACTGCTTGCATGGTTACCGATTAACTGATCGCCAGACACGGCAGTATAACCGCTTGTTTTGACGCTCCATGCGTTATATAGGCCACCTACTGCTGTGCCGTCTATGGTGAATGTTTTGCCCGATGCAATGTCAATACCGCCATCGTCGATGGTTGCAATTTCAGCTTCATCCACATAAAAGGTCATCTTACCATGATCGCCTGTGCCAGAGGCCGTCTTGGTCGTAAAACGCAACTCTTCTAACGTCTTGTTTGAGCCACCGTTCAAGGCTTGTATAAACAACGCCTCAGTAGCCGAGGTTCCGATAGATAGCGATGTGTCTGCGTTATTATTGTCATCGTAGATCGTGACATCACCGGCGGTAACTCCAAGCGTAGCCGTACCTGCACTTAGCGTCAGGTTATTGTTGCCAGAGGTATCAACCGTAGCTGCAGAGTTGAAACTCAGCGTGTCACCGCCTATGTCTACATCGCCTTCAAAATCCATCAACCATGATGCGGTTGTAGCATGTGGGGTAAGAGTTAGACCAGTTACAAATGACCCGGCTGATGCAATGTCGTTACCGAATGTCAATGTGCCACCGTTAGCTGCGTTGATTTTCCAGTCGTCACCGGCATCCGCACTTGCATCGGCAGACAACACAATCGCTACAGGTGCATCATCTACACTGGCCTGTATCAGCAGGGCATCAGCACCGGCCTCATCATATT